TTACAAATGCAGAACCAATGAGATTACTAAGAATTGAAAGAGACTCAAGATTGGCTGCCTGTGATTGGAGAGCCAGTTCTGATTTAACAATTACAGATGCTTGGAAAACTTATCGTCAAAGTTTGCGTGATCTTCCAGCTAGTGCATCGCCTAAACTAGATGCAAATGGTGATTTAGATATGTCATCTGTTACTTTCCCAACAGAACCTAGTTAATTATGAGCCAACTTAAAGTCAATTCAATCGTTCCTGTCGGTGGTCT